TCCCGCCCTCACATCTTGGTCTGGAACAGCATCCCATCTAAGCCTTATTTCCTTGTCAGATATTGGTTCATAAGTGAGGTTTGTAATATCAGATGGTGGTGCGGTCTTACCAACTGCACTAAATGTAAGTTCTGCTGGTTGTCTTGATGGCTCTCCTAATCCATTAAAACTAAAGACCCTAATTTGATATACACCAGCATCAGAATTTAATATTTCAGCATCACTTGAAATTGTTTCGATTTTTGTAAAATCACCATCAGCAAATTTATATTGAACTTCATATCTGCTTGCACCAGATTGTGTTTGCCAATCAAGAATAAGCTTTGAAACTGCTTTATTGTTAATTGTTACTATTTTTTCATCAACTCTCAAACCTTCAGGGGGACCAAGAATTTGTGTAAGAGAAGTTATATTTCTTGTCGGTAATTCAGTGCCATCTTCAACAAAGGCATATTTACCAGAATCATGTGATAAAGCCGTGATTGCAAAAGTTTTATCTTCATTTTCTTTGACGCTTATAACTCGCCATGTTGTTGTCTGCAAAGTTGAAGTCTCAAGAATATAAGGTGCGTGTTGATTAGGTGCTGTGCTAAATGCAGATGAAACAGTAATTGTAGTTCCAGAAATATTGCTTATTGTTTTTTGTTCAAGTGAGCCGTCAGGTAAAATTATAGAAATTGTTGGACTATCGCCAATACTTGGAATATCTGTGTTATCTGAATCATCAAGAACAACAACTGTTGTACTAGTAACGCTTTTTAAAAGTCCCCCACGCCTTACTCCAGCCTTCAATCTGTCTGATATTTCAATAATGTCACCACATCGCACTAGTACGCCAGCAGCCGCAGTTGTTGAAAAAGAACAAGTTTCACCAGATTTTTGTTCATTATATAAAAACCAACGCCCTAATCTTCTTGCCTGATTTCGGCTAGTAGTAGCAAATGCTTTTATATTTTTAATTTGAATACCATACTTTGCCTGAGTAGCGGCATCAGCCTCAACAGTTTCAACATCAACTTCCTGAGTTGTCATATCAAAATAGCTGACATTTATTACTGTGTGTCTTGTTTTTAAACTGGAGCCAGTATATATAAAACTACCTTCAATAACATTTGCATTTGTAAAAATGTATGATGCCGATTTTGGTGCATCTTGAGATATAGAAATTCCACCAGCAGAATAAAATGGCATTACTCGCATCACAGAACAGAGTGCATTGATCAGTCCATAAGCTTCCTGTCTTTGGGTAATATTCACATTGCAACTAAATCTAGGCTCTGTACTACCGTCACCATTACCAGCATCAACTGATTCACCACAATATTCACTAACTGTTTTAAAACTAAATTTATCTAAGTTTGATTCTGCAATACCACAGCCCGCCCTAGTATCTGTTAGAACATCGTATAAAATCCATGCTGGGTCTGTAGTCCACTCTTTATCTGTTTTAAAAGTCCCATTAAATGTTCCAGCGTAAGTGATTGCACCTGTTTGTAAATCAACTGAAGCGTTGTGCGGTATTTTGATCTTGCGGCCTCTGATGCGGTACACCCTCTTTGGAACGGCTGGAAATTGTTTCGCACTAAATCTTAAAGCCGTATGTGCGGTATTAGCGTAAGCGTTTTGTTGGAAAATTATATTAGTCGCTTGATTAAATTGAAATGCGTCAACATTTCTAGCATCTGTGCTATCAGCAGAAACTCTTTCAACTCTTATTGCAACAGGAAATGAGGTTGTTGATTTTAGGTTTACTATATAATCTCTAAAATATGCATTTGTTGATCTTCCACTCACAATGTCATTAATAACAGTTGTTGTAGTGCCATCATTTTCAATAGTTTTTATAAGTAAATTTACACTTCTACCATGTATGTCTCCATCATCTTGAAAAGATTGCATTGAAGGAAATCTTAAAGTTACTCGAACCGCATTAATATCACTTGAACTCACAGTATGAGTAACAGGAGTCGATGTTGTGACTGTAGTTCCAATAACTACTTCAGTTTCAACACTGGATATTCCTTCAATAAATGTTTGATTAGCAGTTCCTAGTCTAAAATCAAACTCAACATCTTTAAAATTAAAATCACTATCCTGTGGTGAAGTATTACTTGCCGCCTGTTGTAAAATTTGTGTCCCATTTAAAAAAATATCCTTTTTAAAAGCATTAAAGTATGCAGCAGAAGTAGTGTCTGTGATACCAGCTTTTGAAGCTGATGCACTTCCTAAAATTTCTCCTTCACCCAGCAACTCCACAATTGTATTGAACTGCTTTGAAGATAATGCATCTTTAGGAAGGTCTGGATCAATTAAACCTGATGCTCTTATAATTGCTTCCATATTGGAAGCACCCATGCCTAACATTAGTTATTCCCCCTTACTTGAACTGTATCAACTCCATTTGATACAACAATAGAACCAACAAGAATTTCTCCATATACTAAATTCACTGGAACACCAGCTTGACTAATATTTGTCAGCCCTGTAAAGGAATAGTTTGAAGCTAAAGCAGAGGGATCTAAACTAGATTGACTACTTGTTGGTGAAACAGTGTTTTGTTGAGGTGTCAGCATACTTGTAACACCATCGACAATCATGCTTGTTCCAATAGTTGTAAGTGCGGTTGTTGCAATAGTCGCAAGTATTTTACTCCCTAATAACTTAGTACCTATACTCCCTCCAAGAAACTTTAAACCATATCCAAGTATAATTCCGAAAATATTTCCCGAAACCACAGGTATAATCTTTATGTCATCTTCACTTCTGAAATTTAATAAATCTTCTGTTATAACTTTTGCTCCAACTTGTATGGTATAAAACTGTTCTGCCATATGTTTCTCAATACCTTTAAAATTACAAACTAAAAAACTTATTGCCTCTCTAGGTGTATTTAAGTCAACTTCAAATTCTGCCTGACCTAGAAATTTTCTTAATGTGCCGTAAACTGTAATTTTTTTAAGCATCTATTTCATCAGGCTTGATTACTGCTATTTTATCTGATTTTGGCGAAACAAGATAAAAAATTAAATTTATTGCTTTACAGCTATATTTATCAGCATCCGAAAACTCAAGCAATCCTGTTGGATGGCTATGTACTATACCAGTAATTTCGTCAACTGAATCCTCTACTTTTGCCCAATCCAAAGGCTCAATCACAAAAGAATCTGATTTAAATTCTGCTGAGATATTTTTACAAGGATAGTATTTTTCTTGATTATTTTTAATACCCACAATACCGCATGACTCCTCTGGTTGGCATTGCTTTGCATGATTTATAGCATCTTGTTTCCAAATAAAATCCATTTATTAAATAAAACTACCAACTGCTGGAAACTCATCCCTTGTTACTTGCCTTGCTGGTAATTTTTTGTTTGCCTGATCTAAACTTCCTACAAGTTCAAACTGCACAATTTCCCTTGACTCAGTTATTTTTCTATCAATAAAGAATATTTCTTGTGGTAATTCATTAGATGATGGTGTACCAAAAGGGTTGCTATTACTTGGAAAGTTGGCCGCATCAAGTTCGCTTGCCAGTGTTGTAATTCTTGTTATTTTTGCATCTGCCAAATCGTTATGGGGTGTAGTTAAATTTACAATTATCAATAAATCAGTAACAGTAATGACAGATCCACTTCTTGTAATGCCACCTAAATTTGAAAAAGATATAGTAGGTCTTGGAATCTGCCCTTTTCCACTAAACTCAGTGCCTTGAAAATCCATAGGGACTCTTTGATAGGTATTTCCCTGCCAGATTATTTCTGCATTACTATTCATATTTGAACCAGCATGAAATCTATATGAGGTAGCGACACCTGATGGATTGCCTGTTGCATAGTGCAAACCCTCTACAAGTTCAATCAGAAATAACTCAATTCTTGAACTTGGATTTAATTTTTGCAATTCAGAAACAGGTATTGCCATTACGGTTCTGCTACTTGTTCAAAAGTCAAATTCATAATAACTCTATTATTTAAGATTGCTGTTCTGCTTCTTCTGGTACATATAAATTTTAAGGCTGACGAATGATGTGGCGGTGTAAAATCAAAGTTTGCCTGATCGTCAAACCTCGCATCTAAAAAAGTATCAATAGTTGTTGCATCTGTTGTCGAAATATTAAAAGTTAAATTTAAAGTAATTAATCTTTTGTTTGCTGGTAAACCTTGAACAAATCGCTGTTCATATCCATCACCTAGTTTTATTCTTAAACTGTCTTGCTCAACCGTTTCTTGAGTTGCATATTGTGGTGTGATGCTTGGAAAAGTTGCCATTATGCTAGTAAACCTCCAGCACGTTTTTGTTTTATTAGTTCTGATTGTATCGCAATTGCAATTTGTTGACCTAGTTCATTACCTTCATTAGATGAGCCACTTACGCTTGATCCTGTAGCGTCTACGCTAACTGAGATATTATTAACTACAGAATCTCCACCACCCATTGCATTATTTGGAATAATAGTCCCAGCAACTTTGGGTACAAATAATTCTGGTCCCCTTTCACCTACAATCGAGGCTTTTCCTACGGGTGGCCTTCCACCGTTTGCAAATAAACCTCCAAGAACACTCCCAAGAAATCCTCCGAGTCCTTTTTTCTTTCCACCGCTTGCACTCTCACCAAATGCCTCTCCAAAGCCACCAATTAATTTATCTATCTGTGCATCAATAATTTTATCTCTGATGCGATTAAGCACGTTGGTCATCGCTTGTCCAAAAGATTGAGCACCAGTTATAGCCTCTCTTAAATTATTTTTAATACTAATTTCAATTTCTTCACCCACTGCGGTCATTTTATCTTTAAGTTTATCTGTCTCTGTTTGTTGTTTTTCTATTTCTTTAGTGCTTTCTTTTTGAATATCAATTCTTTCTTGTAGTTTTTCATTTATAAGTTTATCGGATTGTAGTGTTTTATTTCTTCCTTCAAGCATACGAATATCAGCATCAATCTCTTTTAATTTTGTTTCAAGAGCTTTTTTGGATCGACCTTTTGCTGTTTCTAATCTCTCATTAATTTTTTCTCTTAAACCTTTTTGTTTTTCTAATTGTTTTGTAACTTCCTCTTCAGAACCTTTTGCAATGGCATCATTTAATTCATTTTGTGCTTTTTTAGTTTTAATGATTTGTGTGGTTAAAAGTCCAAGACCAATAGCCAAAGCACCAATACCAGTTGCCGCAATCGCACCAGATAATCCAAGAACTGCAATTTTTAATGCACCTATTTTTATTGTTATAGC